TCTACAAGTTTAGAAACATCACCGTCTGCAACAACATTGTGTTGTATTTGGCCGAATTGATCTAATCTACATATTGTTTCGAAAGGTAGATACACCTGATTTAATTGTGTAAGCATCTTATCTTGACAATTGTTATGTAAGTAATAGATGTTGTACATTAGAACTGTTGGTTTTCCATAATATTTCCTATATGTGTCTTGGCGGAGAGGGAGGGATTCGAACCCTCGGTACAGTTACCCGTACTCTTCCTTAGCAGGGAAGTGCTTTAAGCCGCTCAGCCACCTTTCCTATGATATCATTATACTAGTTATCGAGTAACTTGTCAAGTCTTTTCAATAAGTGATAAATAGTACATTATGCCAAGATTAAGTTTATGGAACAAAAACAAAACCAATGATTATGACTTCATTGACAGTATTGTTGCAGAGCATGTAAATGCTGGTGGTACTGGTGTATATGTACACAAATACATAG